AATCACCAACGGCACGACCTTAACCCTGACGTTCAACTCGTCATTGTCGAGCGCGATCGGCCTTAAGCCTTCCTATCCGGTCACGTTCGTAAATGGATATTCCGGGACTGTTCTCGGCAACAGCGCGCTGCCGGTGCTGTTCATGCAGTTGCAGACCGATCTCGCTACCGAGAGTATCGCCAACGGGAGGTCCGTGGACCTGTCCCGCGTCGTGACGACGTTCGTGCCGGGCCAGTACGCACACTCGGCGACCGCAGCCAACGGTGGACTGCGGATACAAACCGCCATCGTGCCGAACAATGCGGTCGGCGCGGCAGTGACCAACCCGAACGCCACGAGCGGAACCTACGACAATCAGGTTCCGTTCACGACAATGGTCAATGTCGGTGCCGCCGTCGGGTTCTCCTATGTCCAGCGGCTTTATAATTTTTACCCCGGCAACAACAAGGTCTGGCGCCTGTTCGACGCCGCGCAGGATCAAAGCTTTACCATCGTCAGCGGCTACGGGATCGGCGCGTCGGGGTGGAACGCCTACTGGAACTGGCATATGGTCCAGCCATCGAGCGGCACGCCGAAATACAACGCAACCCTAGCCGGTACGCTCTACACCGCACCCAATGACATGTACACGTACTTCGGCGCAACAACGACCCCGCCCGCGCCGGTCTACCCGTTCCCGGCCAACCAGTGGCAGATCGACGAGTTCGAATGGCAGGGCTCCTCATGAGCGGCAGGCTGATATTCAACGGCAAGCGGCAGTCGGAGACGGTTCTGGAGTCGTTCCCGTTCACCGGCGCACTCGGGACCACCGAGACGATCACTTCCGCGACCGTGACGGCCAGCGTGTATTCCGGCAACGACCCCTACCCGCAGGGCATCATCGCGGGCGCCGGGACGCCGATCACCGCCGAAAACGGCACGGTACTGAGCGCGGAAAACGGCCAGATACTCCTGATCGACCCCGCTCCCGCCGCCAATCCGCCAACCATCAGCGGCCAGACGGTAACGCAGCTCATTACCGGAGGCGTGGTCGGCACCATCTACGAACTGTCGTGTCTCGCTAGGACCAGTCTCAGTCAGGTGCGGGGAGTCTATGGCTACTACGCCATCGTCCCCGATCTGCCATGAACCTGACACCCGCCATCATCGAGGCTTTTGCCGGCGCATACCTGAGTCCGCGCTACGATCAGGTGCAGCCGACCCCGCCCTTCCATCGCGAGTGCTGGGCGAGGTACTGCAGCGACCATCCCGCGTGCGCCACGGCGGCGCCGCGCAATCACGCCAAATCGACCGGACTGACACACGACTACATCCTTGCAACGGTGCTTTTCAGGGTGGAGCCGTATGTCATTCTCGTCGGCGCGACCGAGGAGATGGCCATCGAGCATCTCGGTGACATCACCAGCGAGATACGCGAGAACGACGACCTGAACAGGGACTTCAAGATCAAGGGGTTCATCACCGAGCAGCGCACGGACATCATCGTGGAGTGCATCGATGGATACCAGTTCCGCATCATCGCCCGGGGTGCAGAGCAGAAAATCCGTGGCCGCAAGTGGAACGGCAGGCGACCCGGACTCATCGTGTTCGACGATATTGAAGACGACGAGCAGGTGGAGTCTCGTGAGCGCAGACAGAAATTCCGCCGTTGGTTTTTTCGAGCATGTAAGCAGGCGCTCAGGGACGGGGGCAAGATACGTGGCCACGGGACCATTCTTCACGAGGACTCGCTTCTGAGTTCCCTGATGAAGAACAAGGAATGGGATTCGAGGCTGTACAAGGCGCACGCCGGCTTCGACGACTTCAGCAATATCCTGTGGCCCGAGAAATTCCCGGAGTCGCGCCTGCGCAGGATTCGCCAGGAACTGATCAATGCCGGGGATGCCGCGGGCTATTCGCAGGAATACCTCAATGATCCGTTCGACCGATCCGATGCGTACCTCGTGCGCCCCGACTTCATCCCCATGAAGGACGCCGAGCACGAAATCTACATGCAGATATGTGCCGGCGTGGATTTTGCCATCACCAAGCATGACTACGGCAACCGGACCAGCATATCGGTAGGCGGGAAGGCGGTGGACAACCTGCTGTTTTTCCGCGACCAGCGCGTCGGAAGATGGGACTCGCTTGAAATCATAGAGCAACTGTTTTCGGTCCAGTCGAGATGGAACCCGGAGATGTTCTTCGTGGAAAGTGGGGCTATATGGAATTCCCTGTGGCCGGTGATCCGGCAGGAAATGCAGCGGCGGGATATTCTGATGAACTTCCAGTCGATACCGCCGATGAAGGACAAGGCAGCGCGTGGACGCTCCTTGCAGAAGCGCATGAGAGCCGGCTTATGCCGGTTCGACAAAAGCGCCGAGTGGTATCCCGGTTTCGAGGCCGAATTACTGATGTTCAGTGGCGAGTCAGACGCGAGACTTGACGACCAGTTCGATTCGGCGGCAATCCTTTCGGCCGGGTTCGAGACCCTGTCGGATATCGAGAAGGACGATTACCTGTCCGATGAAGACCTCGAATTCGAGGCAATGGCAATGGCCGCGCGGAAGACTTCCGGTCGCTCACTGGTAACGGGGTACTGACGTGCTGACATTGTCCAAATACCTGACGCTGGACGATGCGGCCATCAAGGCCCCCAACCTGTGCGACCGATTCAGCAATGATGACCTGACGCGGATCGGGCAGCTCGTCAAGGCGGGCTATGAGCGTGACCGCGACAGCCGCATCACGTGGGAACGGCGCATGCAGTCGGGACTGAGTCTTGCCATGCAGGTCGCCGCCGCCAAGGACTTCCCGTGGCCGAAGTGCTCCAATGTCATCTTCCCGCTGGTGACGATTGCGGCGCTGCAGTTCTCGGCGCGAGCCTATGCCAACATCATTCAGGGTGATTCGGTGGTCCAGTACCGGACCATTGGTCCCGACCCCGACGGCAAGCAGCGCGAACATGCGGACCGGGTCGGCAAGCACATGAGCTATCAGGTGCTGGAGGAGGACACGGCATGGGAGGAACAGCACGACAGGCTGCTGATCAATGTCGCCATCATCGGCAGTTCCTTCATCAAGACGTACTATTCCGCCTCGCTCAAGCACAACGTCTCCGAACTGGTCATGGCGCAGGATTTCGTCCTTGACTATTACGCCAAGAGCGTCGAGGAGTGCGCAAGGAAAACCCAGATCCTGCGCCTGTACCGCAACGACATCTACGAGAAGGCCAAGACCGGCATTTTCAATGACGTGCTGGATGAGGCGTGGTTCCGGCAGCCCGCGACGCCACTGGCGCCGCCGCAATCGAGAGAGACCGACCAGCGCAAGGGGATGGACCCTCCGCCGCCGGACGACGATACGCCATTCCCGTTCCTTGAACAGCATCGCAATCTCGATCTCGATGGAGACGGCTATGACGAGCCCTATATCATCACTGCAGAAGCGAACACCGGCCGTGTCGTGCGCATCGTGTCGCGAGTTGATCGGGATTCGGACATCGAGCGAAGCCGGGGAGAGATTCTACGCATCACTCCTACTGAGTATTTTACGAAATACTCATTCATCCCTTCTCCCGATGGAGGAATTTACGACATTGGATTCGGAAGCCTTCTCGGACCGCTTAATGAGTCTGTTAATTCCGCCATCAACCAACTGCTGGACGGCGGGACGATGCAGAACTCTATGGGAGGTTTCCTGGGTCGTGGAACCAAGATCCGCGGCGGATCGTTCACGATGGCCCCTTGGGAATGGAAGCGTGTGGACTCCACCGGAGATGACCTGCGTAAGAACATGGTCCCCTTTCCCGAGCGGCAGATCAGCCCCGTCACGCTGCAACTACTGATGCTTTTGATCGAGTACACGGACCGCATCAGCAATACGACCGAGACGCAGGTGGGCGAAAATCCGGGGCAGAACACGCCGGCGGAGACGACCCGCACGATGTCGAGGAACGGTGCGCGCATACACAACGCGATTTTCAAGCGCGTCTGGCGCTCCATGAAGGAGGAGTTCAAGAAGCTGCATCGGCTGAACGCCATGTTCCTGCCGGCACGCATGAACTACGGGACGAACCAGATCGTACTGGCCGAGGATTACCGTGCGTCGAGCAGCGACCGGGTGATCCCGACGGCCGACCCGGACATCATGTCGGAGGAAACCAAGGTCCAGCAGGCGGCTTTCCTTGCCGACCGGGCCCACATGGTTCCCGGCTACAACCCGGAATTGACCGAGCGCGGGCTGCTTGCCGCCATGAAGATACCGAACGTGGACAACGTGTATCCGGGTCCGCAGAAGACCGGGCCGCTGCCCAATCCGAAAATACAGGTCCAGCAGAGCAAGGAGCAGATGCACGACAAGACGCTCAGCTTCAAGAAATCGGAACTGGCCTACAAGCTCATGGCGCAGTCGAAGATCAACAACGCCCAGATCGCGAAACTGTACGCCGAAGTGCAGCAGATCATGGCTACCATCGGTATCGAACAAGGCAGGCACGAACTGGAAAAACTACAAGTCCAGATCGACGCCATCCAGCATCACAACGAAATGATAAACGAGAGAGTGGGTATGTTATTGGAAGGAAACCAGCATGAGGCAGAACTTGAAGCCAGACGAAGTGAGGGCATGGCTGCCGGACCCGGTAACGGTCAGGCTGCGGGAGCTGCTCCATGAGCGCATCGAGCAACGCAAGGAGCAATGGGCAAGCGGGGCCTTCCACGGCAGCCAGCTCGACAACGCCGCTGCGGTCGGGGAAATCGGCGGACTCCAGTGGGTACTCGACCTCACGCCAGAGGAATTCGCGGGAGTCGGGGAAGACGGAGGGCTTGCCGATGAAGAATGAATCCGGACTCAAGCCGCTGGGCTGCGCGGTATTGCTGAGCCCCTACGAACCGGAGTTCATGGCGACGCGCATTGCCATCCCGGAGACTGCCGCAGAGCGCGCGACGATGGTCGAGACGCGGGCGGTCGTGGTCGAAGTGGGTCCCGCTGCGTGGGCCGATGAGATCCGGCAGGGGTTCCCGCCGCGCGCCAAGCCGGGTGACAAGGTCCTGATTGCGAGGCTGTCGGGCGCCATCGTGCAGGGAACTGCGGATGGCAAGAAGTACCGCATGGTCAACGACAGGGACATTTATTCCTTAATAGAGGTAGAAGCCAATGGATGAGGAAGTCAAAAGCGTGGAGGAACGCGCCAAGCAGATGGGCTGGTCGCCAAAGGAGCAGTTCCGTGGCGAACCGGAACGCTGGGTCGATGCCGAGACATTCGTCGAGCGTGGCGAGACCATGCTGCCCATCATCAAGGCGTCCGAACGAAAGCTGCGTGACGAAGTCGGCTCACTGAAGACCGAACTGAGCGAGGCACGCAAGCTGATTGCCGACTCGCAGGCGGCGATTGCATCGCTTCAGGAGTTCAACACGGCCGCGGCGCGCAAGGAAGTCGTGGCAAGACAGGGTGAACTGAAGGAGGCATTGAAAGAGGCACGGGCAGAAAACGACATCGACCGTGAGGTGGAAGTCCAGACACAACTGGCGGAGACGAC